CTTCGATCTGCACATAGCGTAGGAACGCTGCACCAAACGGAATGTCTGGTATGCTTGGTGATCCAGTTAGAATACTATCCGCTTCGAAGTTTTTGGTGGTGTCCATGTCCACAGCGGGAACACTAGGCGCACCAGTTTCACAGTCATCCGCGCCAAGGATATGTTCTACATCAATATCAGGCGATCCCAGATCAGGCGCACCCATATCCAACGCTGGCGGTTCAAATGTTTGTGTCTGACCGAATGAAGTATCACCGATAGTCGGAATGCCAGCATTGATATTGTCGGCGGTCAGTGTGGAGATCGTAACTGCGTCAACTGTCTCAACAACTGGGTTGCCTGTCGCGATGCTTACCGCCGCAAAGGTTTCATCCTCTGACATAGTTGCCGCGCCAACAACAAAGGCACCCGTGATAATGTTGTCAGCAACAAAGGTTTCATCCTCTGCCATGTTTGCATCATTCGCAAACGCGGCCCCAGTAGAAATACTGGTAGGCGTAATGATATGGGTTTGGTCAAAGGTTGTAGACGGAACACTAGGCGCACCAGTGGTGAACCCATCAGCCGCAAGGATGTCTACTTGCTCAATATCTGGCACACCAAGGGACGGGCTTCCTGTGACGAGACTGTCGGCTGTAAATGTCTCATCTTCCGACATAGCCACAGACGCAACAGAGGGCGCACCAGTGACGATATTGTCAGCCGTAAAGGTTTCGTCCTCTGACATCGCAACAGAGGCCACAGACGGCGCACCAGTGGCTATAGCTGTAGCTGTAAGCGCGTGTTCTTGGTCAATCGTTGTGTTGGCTACACTTGGCGCACCTAGCGCGATTGCAGTAGCTGTAAGACCATGCTCTTGATCGATCTCTGGGCTTGCTAGGCTTGGTGATCCTGTAGCGAAGCCCGTACCCGTTAGGCCATGCTCCTGATTGATCTGTGGGCTACCAACGCTAGGTTCACCCGCCGACATGTCAGCAACCGTAAAGGTTTCACGTTCTGCCATGTTGCAGTTGTTGACGACAGGATTACCCGTAGCAATCGCCGTAGCGGTTAGCGCGTGTTCCTGATTGATTGCTGGCGAAGCTAAGGCAGGTGCGCCTGCGGAAATGCTGCTAACCGTTAATTCGTAGACAACAGCTCCCTCGTCAGCAAGCGTGGCTGCTGTTAGTGGCGCAAAACCTAGCATGGGTTAGTACCCCTTATTCTGTAGATGTTGGCTCTGGCTGCGGTGGATTGAGCAAAGTTGCAGTCTGGTCATCCGCAGCAAAAGTACCTGTCTCAGAATTGTAAATTTTGAACATGTCCGCTGGATCAAAAGTTTCTAGATAAACATTAGTACCCGAGCGAAATACGACGGTTTCAGACGTATAGTTGCTACTAGAAGCCCAAGACATTACTCTGTCGTCTTCATTTAAATTAATTATATTTGGCATCTTTTTTATCCCGCTGGCTCTTCAATGATTAAAAATGAGTATTGTATTCTAAGCGCAAAGCTATTCAGCGAAAGTCTGTCACCTGCGCCCATGCACCAAGTGCCAGTAGTGAAACTACTAGGATAGAATGCGTAATTTGAACCGGGTCCACGTACAGGTGCGTCACCTACAATCGCGGAAAAAATAGCGTTTCCTGATAACCAGTTGTTATTGTTTTCCTTCATAGAATACGCGTAGTTTTTCAAACTAGTCGTGAAAGCGGGGCTGTAATAAAAAAATGAGTTAGTGTCGGCAAGCATTAAGCCTATTCTAACTTTATGCTTATCGTCGTGACTGATTTGATAAGGGTAATTCGCATCACCAGCTGTAATCGCAATATTACCTGTACCAGTGCTGGTATTATAGTTACTGTAACTGGAAGAGTTCCATCCTACACCACCCGAAGCACCACTTGTAGACGGCACAAATAGTATATTTGGAAGAACGATAGCTATCGTATCTGCTGGACATACGTAAATAGAAGCCTCTTGTGTATAGCTGCTTTGATACACTGTACCGCTAAATTCTTTAATTGCTTGTGGCATGTTTTACCTCCTAAAATGCGCTGAAAGCAGAACCACCACCAGCGGCTGCAACTGCGGTATCTACGTAATTCTTGTTAGCTGCGTCTGTTCCAGATGAAACTGTGTCAACGCCTTGAATGCGGCCCGTACCATTAAGAGTGAGACTGCCACCGCTCAAAGTAGCACCAGTAAATGTTGGGCTATTACCCGTCCCCAAACTCAAGTTTGATCTTGCTGTCGTAGGATTATCAAAGCTGTTGTTACATGTACGACTGTTTGTAAGGCGACTGTCAGATGTCTGGACGATGCTACTACCTTGAATGCCATCGACGGTATCAGCATCTAGGCCAGACCCAGAACCGTCTACTGTTTTAACTTTAGTCAGCACATCGGATGCAGTGTACGACGAACTTGCCAGTTTTGCATCCAGCGCAGTCTGCAAGCCATCAATATTACTGATAACGTGATTGTGGCTATCGTCTGCAACTGTGACCGTCAGCGTGGCATTGCCAAGATTGGTAAATGTAGCTGAACCAGATGCATCACCAGATAGCGTAAGCGTAGGATCGGCTGTTGCTGTTGTAGCAATCGACACGTTGCCTAGATTTGTCATGGTGCCAGAACCCGTAACCGCGCCCGTTAGCGTGATTGTCGGATCAGATGTTGCAGTCGTAGAAATAGAAACATCACCAAGATCAGTTAGCGTTCCTGACCCCGTTACTGCGCCCGTAAGCGCGACCGTTGGACTGAAATCCTGCGCAGCTATGGTTAGGAATACGGTGGCATCACCAGATAGGCTAATTGCCGATCCTGAGTTGCTGCTTTCCGTTACAGAGCGTGAAAGCGTAGTTCCAGAGGCGGTGTAAGTTCCCGTCCCTATTTCCCAGTTGTTACCATCTTCGATAGTATAACGGACTGTGTCACCATCAGAAATGCCAGCGGCAGCAAAGGTTTGAAACCCGTCTGCCGCCGAACCCAATGTGATTGTGCCAGTTCCCGTTGTCGCCGTTGTCATCTTGGCGCGGTTTGCAAGCGTAGCCATAGCCTAGCCCCTTCGTTGTTACGGTTTATGACGGATCAGGGATGCCGATGGTGAACGAAGCTAGAGTGAAGGTGTTGCCAGATGTCACAGACTGAGAAGCTGATAGCGAACCAGTTGCCAGCAAACGGCTGTTTGATGTGTCCACAATCGCATAATGCGTTGCAGTACCAGTACCGCTAATAGAGCCATCAGAGATAGCCGCCACAGTAACTTCACGACCACCGCCAGAGCGATCAGCAGGTGCGCCGATAGATAGCGATGTTGAGTTACCTAGCGTGTAGGTTGATGTCGCCTCTGTGTAGGAAGTTGCTTCCTGAGAAGTCACATCAATACGATTTCCTTCGGTATCTAGAACGGTCAATCCGTTGTCGAATACGCGATCGTTAAGTGTTGCCATGGTATTTCTCCTTCTGCAGCAAGCACAAAAAAAACCGCTCAAACTGAACGGCTGTTAAAATCTGTTTGTGGATTTGGTTAAGGTTTAGCTGGCCAAGCAGGATTGCTAGGATCAGCGGTGTTCGCGGGTAAGTCACGCAAGGTTTGGCGATAGCTAGCCCAATCTTGCTTCTTTGCTTCGGTCAACGGGCTGTCTGGCGATTGTGTCCAGTCACTTGCAGCTAACAAGCCATTGCGAACATTTATCATTTGTGTGAGCGCAATTTGTTTTCGCATTGCGCCTCGGTCTGCCTCTGGCTTTAAAACGGCAACACCATCAGCAACATAGTATTCATCCGCGTCATATTTTCCTTCAATATGATCGGGCCACAGCTCAAGCAGATTAGGGTCACCTGTAAAACTGCAAATGATCTCACCAGTGTCAGGATCATAGCGCGTATATGTTGGATATTCCCCACCTTGCATCATCTAAACCTTATAAATTGTATCATGTCGCAATTTGCAGAAGGGTTTGTGATATAGGTCATGTTGCTAACCTCCAGACGAGAATAAAACCAACCTGTACTAGTAACATTGAACTCCCCCACGAGGGTATGCAGACCCGCAAGAGATACTCCAGTAAATGTAATACCCCTTACAAGCGTACCGCCTGTACTAGACCCGCCAGTATTCATGTAAAGATTTAGAGTAAGCGTATCACCAGAAGTAGCAGTCCCAAAAAAACCCACATTGGCAACAAGGATCATACGCCCTGCGTTGGCAAAGTAAGCAGCAGATGTGAAGTTATACTTACCATTGGCGGGATTAGAATAACCTGCGGTTTGTATCGCATCCAAATTAACAGTCGAGTAACTGGCGTTGTTAGTGATCGTAACTGAATTTCCAGCGACCTTTAACGTGTCTACAGCTGCATTCTTAATTTTTGCGTTTTCAATAACAGCATCATTGATCATAGCCGCTGATGTGATTACGCCAGATGCCGCAAGCTGCCCCGCATCAATGCTATTGGACACGATATTATTAGCTGCAACAACCTGACCTACGATTTGCGCAGCACCGATAGTTCCAGTGAGATCGCTGAAAGCAACAGAGCCAGTCGACGCCACAGTATTTTGCCACGAAGACCCATCCCAATAATACAACTCGCCTGTCGACGTTAAAAATACTTGTTGGTTCGTATAGTCACCTGACGCAGGCAAGGATGCCACTGGTTCGATAATGTCCTTACCTTGGTCGATAAACAGTTGGCGGACACCGTTTTCAAAGTCAGCATCATCAAGGAATGTCGTTGTCGCAGATACACCAGATGTGAAAGCAGACGCGTTCCCGCTAAAATCCACTGACTTTAAAAAGTAATAGCGCGTCTGGTTTAGCCCAAGGTTTGTGCGGGTAAACGTATCCCCTGCTGATATCCCAACCTTTGTTGCACCCGTGCTTGTGTTGGATGTGTTCTCGTAAATCTCAATGTAATTCAGGTCAGCGTCTGCTGGGTTTGTCCAATTGATCGTGACATACTTAAATCCACCCGTTGCGCTGATTGCTGTAGGCAGTCCGGGTGCAGTAACATCGCCACCACCAGTGAAGGTTGCCGTAACATATGGACCACGCACACCCGAAATAGTAACAGCGCGAACGCGGATCGTGTATTCAACCCCATCAACCAGCGGCGATAGCTCAATGCTTGTTTCTGATGTTGTCGTTGCCGCGTAGTTGCTATCTGCTGTCGCCTTATGTTCAACCTCATAAAACGAAATAAACGAATTTGTAGGTGCAGCCCAAGAAACGATAACGCTGTTTATAAACGTGCCATCAGATGTTGTGCGCCCACCACCCGTTGTCGATAAGCTAGAGATCGTAAGATTGCTGCCCGCATTCGGTAATGTGCTGTCGTTACCGTCAATATCGCTTTCTTCTGCATTCCAGCTGAACGCAGCAGATGAGGTTTCGCGCAGCGTAAGGCTGATTACAATCTCACCTTCGTCGCCATTGTTGCCAAACTTCCACCCAACAACCTCAAATTCCTTAGCCGTCCAGCCGTATCTCGAGTTCGTTATGCCGACAATATCGCCGACCTGAACCTCAAATGCCTCCATTCCAAAGTCTGCGGTCAGTGTCATTTGCTCACGCGCACGGAACAAGGTCATCTTGGCTAGGCGTTGCGCCATTGAGCCAGATGTCGTTAGTGGAAGTGATAGATCAATTGCGCTCTCTATCCCATTGTCATTGCTAATAAAAGTCGATCCCTTAATTTCAGGGTAATCAGCTCTGACGTAATCGCTACTGGCATCCACAAATGTACCGCGAACGATGTTAAAGTTATCTCTTCTGCTATGTTTTGTGTCGAGTGTGATGGCCGATCTAAAGTCATCTAGCGTAAAAGTCTTAACAGCAGTCGTATATTCACCAACTTTAAGCTGCCAATTACCCGCCCCCCAGAACAAAGTCCCAGCGCAGGCAGTCATCATATCGGCTAAAATATCGCCCGGTGACTTATCTAAACTGACCACCCCGTTAATTTCATATCTGCTTTCGGTACCACTGCCCGACAGCGTTACGGATTCATCACAAGTATTTGCCGCAGCAGAGAATGACGTGTCGTTGACCGCTCCGCTGTTATTCAGTCCATACTTGCTAACCAGATAATCACGCACACACAAAGCAGCGTTGGCACTATAAGCAGTACTGGAAGAGCGTGGATCGTAAACCTTCTTTCCTTGAACTTTAGCGGTGAACAGTGGAACACCCTGCGAAAACACATCCTGATCAAACTTCAAACGCACGTATATACAGGCAATGCCCTGCCCGCGGAAGTTTGTGTCGTCCCCTGATTGCTTGCCCTGCCAGCTTGGCCCATCGGTTAATGCGCTAAGTGTTGTATATACGTTCTGATTGGCTGCTCCTGTGAACTTCTGGATCAGGATGGTGCTGTTGCCGTCGCTATCTTGCCAGTCTGAACTTGTGACGTTGCCATCATTATCAAGCGTTACAACCTGATCGTTGATGTAGATGTCACCGATTGAGTTAACTTCGTGACCTGCAAGGCAGATGATTTGGTGCAGGTATTCGTTATTCGTGCCGTTGGATTCAATGAAGGTGATCGTGCCGCCTTTACGAACCTCACCGTAAACCAGTTGTTGTGCAGTGGTTGCACCGCGCGCATTGGTAAGAAGACCAGTCTCAACCGAGCCAAACTCAGGTGTCGGTGCAAGCGCACGTAAAGCCCAACTTGTGACAGCTGTGACCCCAATATATGCAATCGCATATGCTACAAACGGTGCAACGTTGGCAGCAATTAAATACTGAGCGACCACTTCGATGCGCGGAGAATGCTCCCAACGGCCATATCGAGTCGCGCTATATGGATTTAAATCATGCCGCATGTTTGACCCAAGCGTTGCTTATTGTTTCGATTGGAAGCTGCACCAGACCCGTTTTACCAACAAAGACAGCGGACGATCCGATACCTATTCCTAATGCTTCTGATATGACCCAACGCCGCGCATGTTTCGTGGTTACAAGAGATCCGCGTGGCGGCACGTAATCGATGCGTTTTAGGCGTCTATCTATGGCTTCTGGCAGTGTCCTAGCATCGAAAGTGTTGCGCAGCTCCTGACGCCGCATATAAAGCCCACTGGGCGCGATATACTTGCCGATCCAGTCATCCGCCCACCCTGCTCCATACATGCGCTGGAAAGCCGTATTTGTGAACATAAAGCAATCAAAATTATGCCACTGAAACGGTGTGTCGCGTACCTCTGCGATGTAAGTGTTAAGTGCCTCAAGATCAGGCTGCGTGGATTTTGGCATGTATTATGCACTTACTTTTTCACTATGGGCGGCACCGATCACTTACCTCCATACAATTGTAAGATTTTCTACCTTGAGACGTTCGGTGTCGCTTTTTTATTTCTCATCAACAATATCGCGACCCCAAGGTACCTGCTTATACTGCA